GGTGATAAAAATGAAAGGTAGATTAGAGCATTCATTACAAATTGAAAAAAATATAAAAGAAATATTATCTACATTACCACAATATGTAACTGAATATTATTATGAGTTCAAATCAGGAAGGCAACCAACAGCATGTAGAGAATATATAAGAAAAATAGCAAAATTTTTATATTTTATTGATTCGAGTGATATTAGACATATTAAAGCTACAGAAGTAACAAAGTTTGATATTACTCGTTTTTTGGATTCAATAGAATATATAACAGATAACAATGGAAATAAAAAACAATCTTCATTATCTTATAGGAAGTGTTATCATAGTGTACTAAAAAGTTTTTTTGATTTCTTAATAGAGAATGATTATATAACTGAAAATCCTATGAATAAAATAAAAAGGGTTCGTGGAGAAGATTTTGTTAATAGAAAATTCTTAGACGAAGATGATTTAAAAGAAGTACTATTGGCTGTAGAATGTGGAGCAGGAAATAGAAGGTCAGTTGCTATGCAATATAAATGGAAATCGAGAGACAGAGCAATTATGATGCTATTTATGCAAACTGGAATACGTGAAACAGCATTAAGCGAAATAAATATTGAAGATATCGACTTTGAGAATCATTCTATTAAAAGTGTTATAGAGAAAGGACATAAAGAAAAAACATTTTCTATGAGTTCTCAATTAGAAAATGCAGTCTCAGAATGGATAAGTGATCGAAAAAGAATTATAGATAAAAATGAAGATGCATTATTCATTTCAAAATCAAAAACTCGTATGACACAAAGATCATTGTCGGATATTGTAATAAAATACACAAAGGAAGCTCTTGGATATTCGGTAACGCCCCATAAGTTAAGAGCATCATTTGCTAATATTATGTTGGAAAAGACAGATGAAAATATATATGTGGTTCAGCAGTTATTAGGACATGCTAGAACAGAAACAACAAATATATTTGAAAAATAATTTAAATCAGTATAATGATATGGCTGCTGATATAATTGCTAAATCTATTTTTTAAAGGAGAATAACATAATGGAAATTAAAAGATATATTACGTTTAGAAATAAGAAAAATAATTTTCCAATTTTAAAAGAAAAAGAAAAAATACAATGGAATTCAGATTTTTCAACATACGATAAAATTATTGATTTTTTAAATAAAACGTTTGAGATGGAATATTTAGAAGAGGAATATGTTTATATTATATCATTTAATTGTCAAATGATTCCGCAAGGAGTGTTTGAACTATCACATGGAACAGCAGATACTTCTATAATAAAAATGAGAGAGCTTGCAATATTTCTATTATTGTCTGGTGCGAATAAATTTATTGTAGCTCATAATCATCCAAATGGTTCAAAAGATGCAAGTGTAAATGATATTAATATCACAAGAAAAATTGAAGTTGATTTTCTTCAACATTTTACAATAGGAAATGATGGTTATGATACTTGTATTGATAATGGAGAAGATGACGATATTTTTAAGAAAAATGGTGAAGAGGACGAAGACTATATGCCATTCAATTAAACGTAATGAAGTAATTGAGTTGTCTAATGATATCATGTAGAATAGAAACAAGTAAATTTAACTTTCTTTAGTTTGGAGGTAATGATATGACAAAAAGTCAAATAGAAAAATTCGCAGTAGGTTATTCTTCTTATCCTACAGACTGTGTGGAAGAAGTATTAAAAGTTACTAATTTCGATGAAGATGTGGCGAGAGAAATTTTAGATGACAAAGAGAAAACATTAGCAATTTGGCAGAATGGAACAATAATGATTGATGGAGTAACACTTTGTTGTGGATATGATTTCGCAGAAGATGCTTTTAGCAAAAAGATAAATATTGGTTATTGCCCGATTTGTGGAAGAAAAATTGTAATTAAGAAGCCAATGAATGAATGATTTACTCGGAAGATTGGAAGAGGTGATATAGTGAAAGAATTTAGAAATACTGACGAGATTACAAAAGAAGACCTTGAGAAAATGTATAACGCAATCGTTAAATTTGATAATTATATTTCATCAGCAACAAGGAAGCCAACAGATGAAAACATTGGACTATATGAACATTGGATTGATTGCAGGTATGATATAGAAAATTTAATTGTAACTGAAAGATAAGAGGTGATACATATGTCAAAAACAATGAATAACCCCAATAAGGTAAAAGCAAAACTTATTGTAGAAGTTGAAGGAGAATTCTATGATGATGAGTCATCAGAAGAAACATTGAGATATTGTGTTGAACAGGATTTAGAAGATGCTGGATTAAATGTTATTGATGTGTCAGTAATGAAGTGAGGTGTGATTGATGGAAAGATATATGGAGTGTTCTAAATGTGGTAAGTCATTACTTGAAAATTCAATTATTGTTGTAAGAACTGGGTTTACAGATAAATATTGTTCATATGGTTGTGCAGCAATTGATAGTGGACTTTTTAAAAATATAAAATTAACTGATGAAATTGTCCAAGAACACAAATCTTGTGATGGAAGAGATTGGTTAATAGGAAATTGAGGTGATATAAATGTATGAAGAAGAAATAAATGCGGCATTGATATCCATACAACAATTTAAAATCGCATATAGTAATGAAAATGGAGTTATTGCAGTTGGTGATATTGAAGATTTAATGGCTAATATTGATACCATAGAAGAATGTGTAAGAAAACAAAAGAGATTTCCAACAAATAATAAAAGAGAATTTAGCTTATTTGGAAAATCAACAATTGTACATCAGTGCGGTATTTGTGGTAGTAATGTATATTCTACAAATACATATTGTCCTCAATGTGGGCAAAAATTTTGTATGTGAAGTATTGGATTTGATTAATGAGCAGAAGAAACGAGGTGATATAATGATAAATATGACACTAAAAGAGTTGATAGAATATGAAAGAGAATTGTGCAGCTTACAACAAGAATATGAGGGTAAACTGACTAAGATATATGGAGAGACTGATTCCTCAAGTGAAAAGAGGAGACTAACAATTGTTTTGAATCTTATTATTGAAGAAAGACAGAAAGTAAATCGTCAAAAATATAAACCAGTGTAGTAAATGACGATTTCAAGTGAAAATAAAAACAATATATAGTGGTTTGGACGATGTACAAACACAATATATAGTGGAAAGTGAGGACGATATTATGGGAATGATCAAAATTGTTGATAATAGAAATGAAAAGTTTGGAAACCATATTTATGATACTGTTTATGATGCCCAAGCAGCCATAGATGAAATAGTGGAAGTTTGCAAAAAGAATAATATTCCTTATGATTACGATGTTGCAGATATTCCAACAACAGGTATGACATATAACGATTACCAAGATTATCTTAGTGGAAAATTAAAATTTCCAAATGACAAAGAAAAACTTGATAATGCAAATAATAATATTATTGAACTAATCGACACTGTTATTAGTTATGAGGAATCAGACACAAGAACAAATTGCCCTAAACCTCATTCATATGGAAAATTTGAATGTCCAAAAGATAATGAAGGAAATAAAGTAAGTTGTGGTGAATGCAAGGAAATATATATAGAACAACTAAGGGAGAGAATGATTAAAAAATATGTTGTTGAACAATAACCAATGAAAGAATTGTTTCAAAAGAAAGGATATGATATTATGGTTAAGTTAAAAGTTGGAAGAAATATATTAGACATAAGTGAAAATGATTTGATACTTGATAATGGAGCTTGTTATCAAATTGTAACACAAAAAATTGGACATGGATTCAACAAAGTAACTCCTAGAATGAGCAAGAAATTATTTAGCGATTTAAAAAACACAGGGTTAATTTTTACAAATGATGAGTTAAGACAGGCTGCTATAAAGAGATATGGAAATATTGTTGAAACATATTGGAAATTTAATATAGAAAGTATGAAAAAATTGGGATATTAAACCTAAAGAAAAATTGCTTTCTTATTAAAAATCAATCAAATATAGAAATAAGTATTAGAAGCAGAAATTAACTGCTTCTTTTTTATTACAGAAGATGAGGTGATATTATGACAACAATTAGAGATTTTATAGAAAATAACGAAAATGTACCAATTATAATCGAAACATCAGAAACGAAAGACACAACAGATCCATTAAGAAAGGAACTTTGGAAAGGCATGTTGTATGATATTCCAAAAGATTTGCAGAATCGAAAAGTAATTCAGGAAGGGTATGGGATTGTAGCTCAGTGTAATATATTAACAATTTTAGAGGAAGGTGATGAAAAATGAGTAGATATAAGAATGGAAATCCAAAACATACAAGTAGATTTATATGTTTAAAATGTATGAATGAAAATATGTTAGCCAGTGGAATTCAGAGACAGAGACAAAGAGAACGAAAACATATTAAGGATTTATATTGTTTGAAGTGCAGAGAGGTAACGAAGTGTATCGAAGTAAGATTTTGTGATTCTTACGAAGAAATTTTTGAGGCTGCAAAGATAAAAAGAGAGAATTATTACATAGACGAATATGAAAGTGAGGATGCATATGTGTTATAAAGCAGAGGTACAAAAACGAAATGAAGAAAAATTAGAAGAGATATTCTTAAAAGAAAATGTGCCTGACTTTATTCAGGATTATTTCTTGTTGATATCAAGTAGAGCTGCAAGATTGAATTATTGGATAACGATAAGAAATTTATTAAATTGGTTAATAGATAAAAATTATATTGAATGTAGAGTGTTATCCGAAATTACTCCTGAAATATTAGATAAAGTAACTGATTCAAAAATAATTAGATATATGGATTACTTGAAAGAATCTGGAATAAAACTTAATACACTTCTTACAAAGAAGAATCAGATGAGTAGTTTTTGGGAATATTTAAAAATTCATCATTATTGCCTGGATAATATTATTCAGATGATTAAATCTAGTGAATATAAACCAGTTAAAACCAATCGTATGAAAATGGAAAAAATGCCATTATATGAGGATGTTCAAGAAATGATTGAAAAGATAAATCGAAAACCTGATGAATTTATTCGCATAAGAAATGGTTGTGTATTTAGAACATTAAGAGGCACTGGATTAAGAGAATCAGAATTAGCAGGTCTTGATATTAGGGATGTATATCTTGACGAACAATATATAGATAGTAGACATCCAAGACCGTATATACTTGTTATCAGCAAAGGAAATTATGATTATACAGATAATGGAAAAGATATTGTATTTCTTACCAAAGACGCAATTGCAGCATTAACAGAGTGGTTAAAATATAGAGAAACGCTTACAGATATTATTGATACCGAAGCATTATTCCTTAATAAAAATGGTAAACGAATGAATGAAGATAATATTAAAGCTATGTTTAGAATTTATAGCGGTGGAAAATTGACACCACACATGATGAGGCATGAATATACAACTATTCTTACAAGAGAATCAAATGATCCTACTTTTGTTCGAGAACAGGGAAGATGGAAGTCAGATGCTATGATGAATAATGTATATGATTCTGGTGCAAGTAGAAGTGTAAATGTATTAGATAATATGTAACATATGTAAAGGACGATACAGATTATTTTGTATCGTCCTTATTAATAAAAGAAATATTCATATCAATATTAAGTGCATTGCATA